GCAACAATAGCAGATGAAGCAACATACAATATGAAGACAGGTATGTTTGCGTTAGGTAGATACCCAAAGGGTGATGTTAATGACGAGGCTGTAGCTGGTACTGGGTTTGGAGGAGATTTTTACGAAATAATAATAATAAAAGAGGCCTTAACTAATACTCAAGTAGGTAATATACTAGGTCCTTTGTTAAATAAATACACATAATTAATAACTTAAATAAAATTAAATACAATGGCAAAAAAAGAAAATGCAAAATCAGAAAACTTTAAAGAAGTAGTTGAAGATAAAGAAATAGAATTAAAAGTAAAAGCTGAAAGAGTTTCAGAAGAGCACTTAAAGCAAATGCAACAAATAGTTAACACTATAAATCAATTACAATTTAATATAGGTAAAATTGAATCTCAAAAACATACCATGATTCATAACTTATCTATAACTCAAGATAGAGTTAGCGTTTTACAAGATACACTACAAAAAGAATATGGATCTTACGATGTTAACTTGGAAGATGGTACTATTAACTGGCCGAAAGAAGAAGATCAAAAAGAAGATGAAAAATAATATCATCAGAAAAATAACTATAGGTAAAGACTACAAAAATGACTCCATGCACTACGCTGTAAATCAGGAAGTGTATGGAGGTCATAAAATTTGTGATATAATAGAGGAAGAAGATAAGTACTGTATTTATATTAGAAAGGGTGATGTAGTAATACCTTGGAAGGATTTTAACAAAAATATGGCTATATCAGTAGAGTATAACTTAGAATACTAATGAGAGCTTATAAAGACTTTATTGTATCACCTATCGGCGAAAGATATAATAATTCTACTAAGGTTGGGGAAAAAGAATTAATACTTAACACTGAGATCTTTAACCACCAATACGTAAACAGATTAGCAAAAGTTATCGCTACTCCATTATTATTTTCATCACCTATTAAAGTGGGTGATGAAATAATAGTTCATCATAATATTTTTAGAAGATGGCACGATATTAAAGGTAGAGAGAAAAATAGCAGATCTTACTGGAAAGACGACAAGTATATAATATCAGAAGATCAAATATATTTGTATAATAATAAAGCTACACCTGGTTATAGTTTTGTTAAGCCACTAGAATCTAACGATAACTTTAGCCTTGAAAAAGAACAACCATTAATAGGTATTGTAAAATACTCTGATGGTAAATTTAATGAAGGTGAACTAGTTGGATTTAAACCAAACAGCGAATATGAATTTATTATAAATAACGAAAGGCTGTATAGGGTTTTAAATAAATTTATTACAATTAAATATGAATATAAAGGAAACGAAAAAGAATATAATCCAAGCTGGGCGAAAAGCAGTTGAAGAGTTAATCAAGGTAGCTAAAGAACCTATCGTAGATTCAGACGATGACATATCAGCTGATAGGCTAAAGAATGCTGCGGCAACAAAAAAGTTAGCTATATTCGACGCGTTTGAAATATTAAACAGAATTCACGAAGAAGAAAATATGCTAGAAGGAAAGCCTATTGAAGAGGAAAAGAAAAGCACATTTAAAGGATTCGCAGAAGGAAGATCTAAATAATGTATAAACAAACATTATATAAGGTTGTAGAACCTATAAAGTCAAATACTATTAAAAGGCTTAATAAGTCTAAAAAATGGAAATACGGTTATAATAAAGAAAATGATATTGTTTCTATTAGTAAAAGCGGTCAAATTGGCGAAATACTTGAAATACAAGGTTTACAAATAGCTTTGCCTAAACAACCGAAAGAAATATATAGCTGTAGTAAAATAAAGTCAGAGCAAAAGTGGAAACAGTTTCCTGCTAATCCTGATTTTAAAAGAATTAAAACGGTATTTGATTGGCAAACATATCCAGATGATTTTAAAGAAAAACATTATGGATATATAGACGAAGAGTTTAAGAGAAGAGAAGAGGGTTTTTGGTTTATGAATAATGGAAAACCAACTTACATAACAGGAACACACTACATGTATTTACAATGGAGTAAAATAGATGTTGGTGCTCCAGACTTTAGAGAGGCCAATAGGTTGTTCTTTATATTCTGGGAAGCTTGTAAAGCAGATAAAAGAAGTTATGGAATGTGTTATTTAAAAAATAGACGTTCTGGTTTTTCTTTTATGAGTTCAGCTGAAACTGTTAATTTAGCCACATTAGCTAGTGATAGTAGATTTGGTATATTATCT